CATACCCGACTATCATTTTTTATCACCCCCCGAAAGAAGGGCGAAAGGTTACCAATCAGAAAGCAGGGTAAACCCTGCTTTTGTCTGGAAACCCCGCCTTTATTGGACTGGCTTTTTTTCGAGACTTCGCATAATGGCCAGCACCGCGCCATCATGCTCAGGGTCACCCGTGACGAGCTTTTTAGGCAAATCCTGCAAATGCGAAACATCCGCGACAGGACGATCTAGGCCAATCACATCAACACACTTTTCGGGCTCAACACGCACAAGCGCCCCGGATGTGTCAACACAGCTACACCGGGCACCGACCGACACGCACCCCTGAAAGGCACCGGAAACCGCCGGAACAACCGCCGGAGCACTTGCAGCACCATCAGGCGACATAGCTTCGGTAAGAGCTGGAAGAGGGCCAGTCGTAACGCTTTTAGTCGTTGTCACATCCATGCCAGACGAAGCCGCCGCCACTTCGGTTTTGGGGCTCATGCGCTCAGATAGACGCGACTGAAGAGAGGGCACCGCATAAGCCGCACCAGCAAGACCGGCAAGGATGAACCAGACCAAGCCGGGAATTTTCCGCTTTTGCTTGGTATGCAGCTCTGCGCTTTTGTAGAGTTTAAAAACCGATTTATCGTAACGCCAAGGGGATTTAGTAATACTATTTTTATAGAGTAACGATTTAGACGCATGATCCCATTCATAGACCACCGCCATAGGCATATTGGCTACACGCCGAATATGCAAATGCCGATCCACCAGCCCAAGAATATGCCGATCAACATTCATGCAGTTTTGGGTAACTAGAATGAAATCGACACCCATATGTCGATGAGTATCAAGGGTTTGCAAGTCAGGAGGTATCGGTGCACCATTCGGTCGAGGAGGCCAGAACTTTTGGAATTCATCGAAACAAATCACTGCGCCGGGTTTCGCCCATGAAATCCAATTACGGAGCGCCTCAGGATTACCCTTGTAAAACCAAGTCTTACCGCCAAGGTTTACAGGCTCAGTATCAAATGTCTTATTTTGACCGGGTAACTGCGAAGCGTTGACAGTATCCCAAACGCCGCCGCCCTCTATCATTTGATGATCCAGAAGGAGCCCATTAATATTAGTGAATATCTCACGGGGTATTTTTACAACCTCACCAGAATCTAGCGTTTTATCGACCGTAGCACCGATCAAAGGCCGAAGCAATTTATCAATGGTGTAGAGAGTTTTGCCAGACCCCGGAACGCCAGTAACAAGGGTAATTGACATACATCACCCCGGATTCACGCCAAGGATTTTTGTTGAATTCAGAACCTGCCATAAAAGCAGGCGAGTTGTCAAAGCGCCCGTAATCATGCCGAGCGCCGTGCCGCCACCAGCCAGCAGGAAAACCGAAAACATATCAGCAGAGAGGCCACCAAGCCCGCCTGATAGCTGACCTTTCAACTGATCAAGCAATGCATCCATACCAGTGATTGACACAACACTAAACCCGATGGCAGTCAATATCCTGCCAATAGCGGGAGAGATCAAACTAAATAACCATGTACCGAATTTCATTCTGTTTTAACCCCCACAAAAATAATCATCATCGCAGCGAACGCCGCCAGAGCCAGCACCATAGGCCGAACGTATGAGGTTATATATCCGCACGATGTAGCCCAATCAAACGCCTTAACCGAACCGATACCAGTTATCTCTAGCATTTTATCGGCGGGGCAAGCCCCGCCGCCTAATCCTAAATCTTCCGCCTGATACGTTATATTCTTTTCCGACTTTGGTATATCACCATCAGGCGTATCAAATTCAAACTTCTTACAGGCTAATGATTCCGGGTTTTTTTCACAGTCTGACGGCTCTGCTTTCGGGGTTTCTGTCGTGGTTTCTGTAGTAGTTTCATTAGTTACCGGGTTATATACCGAGTTGTTAGTAACATTTGAAATATTAATCTTATTACCTTCATAGGTATGATTATGGGTAGTCGTGCTGGTTACAGTTTTGCCATCCGCTTTCTGTTCCTGCTTTTGAGCGCCCGGTGTAGTAGCAGGCCCGGTTACTGTAGGCACTTCAGTTTTTATCTGTTCATCAGTCACTGATTGGGCTTGTTTGACAACTTCGACCACAGAAGAGGGCCATCCAGATTCATTAGCGATCTTTTGCTCTAATTCGGTCAGAGATGATTCAACAAGATTAGAGGCAGAGGGAGCAGCAGAACGACCAGCAACAGAAGCATTAATAACTCGAGTGGCACCAGTTGACGTATTCTCAACCGTAACATTACAAAACGAAGTAGAGGTATTCCAAACACCTGAACCGGGAACCCCCTTTTCCTCGTAAATAGTTCCAGCAGAAAGAACCAAAGCAGAGGCAGCCTGACAGGCTTTTTCTTTGGTTGAATACCAAGCCGGAACATATGTAGTACTGTACTCATAACAAGGGGATACCGTGCAAATTGTAGGATCACCTTTTTTTACAAACACCGACCCATCAGGATTCTTTTTAACGTCATACCCAAGGCCCTTGAAGAAGTCATAAAGCGCGATGCCCGCCCCGAGATACGAAACCAAAGGAATAGCCTTGATAGCCAACGCCCCGACAGCCGCCGCGCCGATTTTCGCCTTACCTGTAATGCTATAAGGGGTTCCCGAAGGGTTATAGGTCGTAGCGGTTCGAGTGGCGTATAGCTGCCCACCCTCAAGGCCGAGGTTAGCCGATGCGCCAGTGACAAGGGGTTGACCATTACCGCCGAAGGAAACTGTTTGCTGACCTGCGCCGACAGTCTGATACATGAACCGATCAAAGGCAGAATCTGCAATAGTCGCGGCATTTACTTGAAAAGCAAATAAAGCCCCAAAAAGAATACTGCCAAGGGCGCATAAGTATTTATAAGCTGAAATTGATCGAAGGTCATAGTTAGTCTTTTTCATGGTGAACATCAAATAGTTGAATCAGTTTCTTACCGCCCCAAACTGCCGCCAATACTGTAATAGCCGCGAGGAAATAATCATAAGAAAGAGACACGCCGCCATCATGCGCACAAGTGGGCATAGTCGGCCAAGGCGGGGAAACTGTAGTACAGGCACCGCCGTTTGTCCTTTTGCAAATAGACATATTAGCCCCGGTGTAAACCGTAGAGGTACATTCAGCGGTATAGAGATTAGTTGACACCATCACCTTAGCGTCAAACTTAGAACAAGCGACCTGCCTTGCATCCGCTTGCTTTGGGTAACAAACATCCCGATATAAATAACCCATAGTGACCCCGTTTATTTTCCACTGATACCCCTTGCGGAGTATCAGCAGAAATTAAACTGAACCTACCAGATTAAAGCCAGCCCATTTTCTGGCCCAGCTTACGCAGACCCCAAACAGCAACCATCGCAGTAATCACAGCGCCAATCGCGGTGAGCAAGTCAGTGCCAGCGGTAGTAATGGCCGTGCTGGCAGCTTCGGGTAGTGCAGCATTGGCAGCACCAGCCACAACAGCAGAACCAACCACCAGAGAAACGCGTGCAAATTTGTTCATATCGAACTCCAAAGAAAGTTAATAAAAATGGCCCGGAAACCGAACCCCGAAGCCCCGACCAGCGAGGCTTGAGGGTTATGCATCCAATTCAGTCACGGAAGTAGAACCGCAGATATTGCACATCGACAAACCTACAGCTTCCAACGCCGCCGCCACACCGTCAGGATGATCAATCAAACGCGCCTCAACATCCGCATTAATAGAATCTTCGGTAATGTCCGTGAAGTTATCACCATAATTACCGCAAACGTCGCACATATTCATAAAACCCCCGTTTAATAATCGTTGACCGTGCCAAGCCGATCCAGATCAATAACCACGGCCTTATCATCAGAATCCGAGTTATCAATCAGCAGTTGTGCCGCCTGATCCAAATCAGTAACGACGCCGCCGCCCGCCTCACGGAGCGAGCGAACCCATACGGGTTCACCGCCGCCCATATCCGGGCAGAGGAACCGCCCGGTTACTAATGATTGGATAATCAGGCGCATGTTTTTTTTAGACCCGAGGGGCCACCACTTGAGATTTAGCCGGTTTGATATCAAGCAGGGTCAATTTAGTTTTGTTTTCAGCAGCGGCGACAACATCAAAAACACAATCAACCATAATGCCGACATCAGGCCAGCCCGCCTTGAGGTGTTTCCATTTGTCGTATTCGTGGGCATCGCCGAACGAGAAAGGCCGAGTTTCAAAGCCGCAGGATTCACCGGCGTTATTGTCGGCAATATCAACGATCAGATGAAACTTGGTAGATGAGAACTTTTTGCCCTCAATTTCAACTGCGCTCTGTTTAATACCGCAGCAACGAACCGTACTATTCATTTTCATGATGAGAAACCTTTAAAAGAATGCGCTTAAATGAGCCTTAGTGATACCGCGCAATATCAGGCTGGAGAAAGGGAGTAAGTAGCAACAGTTCCCGGATCAAGGGTCAAAGAGGGAAAACCGGTAGTAGCAGCCTTGACGGAACCGCCAAAGCATTGCGCGATCTGTTCACGGGAAAACTTACGAAGCCGACCGGGTAACTTCGCGTTACCGATCAACTCCATGATTTCAGAACCATCCAAATATTGAATAGCTACGGCCAGCGTACTTGCCGCCGTGCTGACCATCCAGCGAATGTTTCGTGCGCACTCAGCCTGAACGGATTGAATTTGAAGGCGAGGCGTGCAAGGTGCCTCAGCAGGGGCAGGTATCGCCTCAGCCTCTAGCAGAACCGAGTGATGCCAATCGGATGCGCCCGCGAAAAAGTCATCAGGACGGCGCAACATATCGGAGGAAAGGATGCGTTTTTTATTACCGTAGCGAAGCTCAAAACGCACCCATTCACTATTGGCCTGATGCCCATAGAGCTGATCCCCTTTTTCGTAGATGTTGGTTTGCTTACCAACTTCCCGAGAGCCAATATAGATCGAACGGTCATGGCCGTTAGCCCAATCGCCGACATTGTTGAAACAGGGTTTTCGACCGAACACGTTACAGCTACCGGCGACGTAATCAGCCCACACGCGATCCATGCCACCCCGATAACCATCAAAGAAATCAAGAGCCAAATCGGTGCGAGTCAGTACCGAGTCTGTTTCATCGACTAAATCTGCAATTCGTGTGTTCCAGCCACTTGCAGCAAACGTGCAAGCAGTGCCGAAAAGGTTAACGTGTATTGTTTCGGCTTGCGTGGACTGCCGAGGGCTCTCGGACGTAGAGAGGAAGCCAACCCACCCGCATTCATGCCCACTGAGCAAGATCGACCAGCGGTGTTTATAGAAATCCATCCCTTTTTTGATTTCCGCATCGACGGAAAAATCAGGCCCAAGGGCAGCAGCAGACTGAACCGCCAGTTCATAGGCTTGAGCAGACACCGAAAAATCAGTTTCCGCCAAGTCACGAATGGAGAGGCGTGCACGCTGTTGAACACGCTTAGCAATCTCTAGACGAACTTGGAATTCTTTGGCTTCATCAATCGGGTATTTGCGGGAGTCATCGTCATAGGGCACGGCGCTAGGCTGGACCGGCAAGGGAAACAGCACATCAACATCAGGAACAGGCGCGTGACGAACGCGACAGGTGAAACGCACCCAATCCACGTGCACTTTGTTTTGCGTGAACTCACGTTCCGCCTGTATGCGGAGCTTGACGTTCTCACCATCCACAACGAGAGGCGAGTGAATGGCCTTTTTGAAATGGCCGAGGGTGGAGGATGAAAGCTGTTTAGACATTTTGAGAACCTGAACCCAAAACTTCAGAAGGCCCATTCAACAGTTGGGCAGCGGTAGCACTTTTAGAGGTTGACCCCGTATTACCAACGGGGTGCGCTACGCACGACGGCGCTACGCCCATCGCCAGCTCAGGCCGAGCGCCGCCGTGCCTCCTTGTCAGGATGGCCGCCAAATCGCGGCACATCACCAGATAGGCACGGGAGGCCCGAGGGTTCGAGAGATCAAGCCGAAAACTATGCGACTCAGAGAAGGCGCAACGGTCACAGGGGAAGGGTTGACCTGCCAACCCGACAGCCTCACCGCCAAGAGAGGCAGCCGGTTTGTTTGTTGGCAGGTCAGAACTCAGGATTGGATTCATGGCGGTTATTTGGCGGATTTCACAGGGTATGAAACCGAATGCTAGCCGCTTTTTCATAGGGTATGAAACCCTTTTTTCATAGTCTGTGCAAAAATGCTAAAAAAAGGAGCAATTCACCATGACACACAGCCTAGATTTGTTACGTAAAGCACTGGAAATAAAAACGGCTTCGGAGTGGTCAAGAACGCTTAATATCGTTCCAAGCACGTTAACGAACGCAAAACGAGCAGGACGCCTAAGCCCAACACTCGCTGGAAACTTTGCTATTAATTTGGGAGAAGATGCTACGAAATGGATAGCAATTGCAGCGATGGAAGCAGAGCCAGAAAACAACTACAAAACGGCTCTAATGTCTAGGCTTACATCACTTTACTTTCTACTTGGTGTGTTTGTTGTTTTTTTGTCACTTAGTTGTGTTTTTGCTTGATTTTGTTCTTTTGATTTTGCTGTTCAAGGTTCAAAGGCCATCAAGTCATGGCGTTTTCGCCTAGGGCGAACCGGGCTCTATGGCTTCGCCACTGAACCCATAAATGGTTTCAGCCCATCCGGGTAACGATCCCTAACGCGGGGAGCCCGCTGTTTCCCACCGCCCAACCATTACCCGCCGTTCATCGCCTTACCGGGATTCTGTTTCATGGGGCGTTACGTCCTCTAGGTTTCCGCTTCGCTACAACCTAAAGGACTTCACTTTTTTGGCTGCGCGGGGTATTCATAAAGACTGGGTTTTTCCGCGCCCTTTTTCCGCACTTCGTTTGAAAGGGCTTGAAACCCAATCTTTACAAACCTTCCCCGCACATCCAAAAACCCAAGAAACCGAACCCTATCAGGCGACGAACTCAGGGTAATGGTTTCTCAGGACGGCAAAAACAGCCGTCTAACCCCAAGAGGGGGAAGGCTCGGAATCTAGAGACAGGTTTCTATTGAAAGGCAGGGTAACCAAATGGCAATTTGCAAGAGCTTCATCAAGAACCCGGATGCACTTCGGTTTCAAAAAGAGTTGTTTGCCCGGACTTTCGGCAAGCATTACACCGTTCTGTCCCGCCTGATGCAGTGTGTTTGCCAGATTACAGAAACCGCCCCGGCATGGTGGACAGAAATGACCGAACGCGCAGCCAGACTGGTGAAGCACTGGAGAACGCTTCAGGTAGAGATTCTCGATTTTCTCAACAATGTTTCAATGAAAGATCAACCATGAAAACCCATTTTTTAACAGCAGAACAACGCGCGGACGCAGCCGTCAGACTATTGAATAGAGGCTACTCGAACACAATCGAACTTGACGGATCAATCACCGTAGCAGACCCGGTTTATGGCTACAAAAACGGAAAATATATGGTGACAAACCATCAAAATGTGAAGCTAACAAATAGCGGGGAAGTGCATAGTTTTCTCAGCATCCGAAGCTAGAACACAGCCTTGACCACGAGATAGACCGCCAACCCAGCAAAATAGACTGCCAAGAGAACCAACGACCAATGCGGCAGGGTTTGCTTTTGTTGGCGGTAAGAAGCAGGGAGGCGAAACGGGGCTTTTTCGGTGAAGCCTTGTTTTTTACGCCACCACTCGCGGTAATAGTCCCGGTCATCCATTCCCATGATTTCCCCCTTTTTGCGGGAATTATGGCGCTGTTTTGAGCCATCGACCGCGCCGTTCTGCGCGGTGAATACTGTCACGGAGCCCTGATTCAGACATGCCGAACATATCGGCCAAGGTCTTTTGCTCATACCAGCCAGAGCGCCACATATCCGCGACAGCTTTTGCTTCATCAGGGGAGAGCTTCGCAACGCGCCCCCAAGTCTTACCACGGGCACGCGCCGCACGCTGGCCAGCCATGCACCTCTCGCGGATTAGCTCGCGCTCAAACTCAGCAAAGACCCCAAGCAAATTACAGAACATTCTGCCCTGCGGGGTTTCGGTTTCTATAGCTTCGGTCAATGACCGAAAGCCCACATTCAGAGCCTTGAGGCGATCAAAGATACTCACGAAATGGGGCATAGACCGGGCGAGGCGATCCAGCTTATAAACGGCCAACACATCGCCCGGTTTCAGAACTTCAGTAAGCAAATGATCCAGAACGGGGCGTTTTTTTTGACACTGCTTTGCTTTTCCGTGAAAAGCAAATCCACGCCGTGACGGGTCAGCGCCGCAGCCTGCAAATCTGTTGACTGATCCAGCGTAGAGACACGCG